AAGTCTCCTTCGACTGCTGCCTTACGCATCTTAGATGCAGACATACCTTCTACGCCTTCAGCGTCAGGGTCTCTACCACCTGCACTTACAACTTTGATTTGATCGAATGTGTATAAGTCTCCGTTGTACTTTGTTGCAAGTGAGTTGAACTCACTGACCCTATCACCACCGACCACGATACGAACGTCGCTATACCCGTCATTGTCGAGTGCTTGCAGAACATCGAAGATAGTACGCATATCATCACTATCAACGATCGCATTGGCGTGATCTGGATATGCAAGCCGCATATATTTAATCTTTGACCCTGGGTCGAGTGGATTCTTCTTAGGATCCTGCGACCTTGAGGGGTATATTCTATACTCTCCTCCACTGGATTTTGCCTCTTGTGCTACTTTTGCTAGAAGCTTCTCGTGACCAACAGTAGGTGGATTAAATCTTCCAAATGTAATAGATATTGTGCCTTGATCGACCTTACCCTCGCCGCTTCCAGTTTCTTCTTCTCCATTCTGTTGCGTGGGGGTAGCGTCTTGTCCTGGTTGTAGTTTTACTAGTTTTCCATCCTTCGACATATGGGTGACGTTGCCCGCTGCGTCGGCATAACGTCCGTATCCAATATGTTGAAGTTTTAATGCTTTAGCAGACTTTGCTGCAAATGACTTCTCGGCTTCAGTTAGGAAAGCACTGAACTTTTTCATTCTACCAATTCTTACTAAGATTAAAGTTTGCTTTACTAAAGGTCAGTCGATCGACGAGTTTGTAAGGATTGGTTGAAACGGTAACGAACCCCTCGTGACGAGTAGGTTCTCCATCGATGTAACATTCAACATTTCCATTTACAATAATCGCATCGAGTAGACGCTGTTTCAGTTGAAAGAGTTTGTGCCACACCTTGAAGGTAGTCACATTGACTTCTCCCTTATATTTAGCTTCCAAGATATTATGCATAAACTCAGCATCAGGAAGTTTACCCATACGAATAAACTTGTTCACCAACTGCCTGCAATACGAACGACAATATGGGTTCTTTGAAACTTTGCAGAAGGGAATCAAAGCAGTAATTTCTGCAGCAAGTTTTAGGCAATGCTTACGACTACCAATCTCAGCATCCTGAGTATCAACGAACCGAGCATAGTTAGTTGACTGTAGAGTGACACCAATCTTTGCTTCTGCGTTAGGTGAAATCTCAGTGTAAGAAGTATGAGGTGCTAGAACAATTTGTTGATTAATCGCAATGGGAAAGTGATACTCCACAGTATTAGGGCGATAAACAGTCCCGCCACCGACACCGATCCAATCAGCTTGGACAATACCACTGATATGAGGAAGATAGCGAAGACATAACTTAAGGATATCAGCAACGTGCCCTTGATGATTCTTCGCAATGTCCTCATAGGTGTAGTTGATTTTGACTTGACGCTTGTTGAATACAGACTTGGTGCCAACAAAGAACATACCGTCAGCAGGATTAGTGCCGAACACAATAGCAGGAGCACCGTCCCACTTCGTGCTGACCTGCTTCACAGTCAGTACCTCTTTCAAGGCACTCAGTGCTACACGACGACCGTCAAAGATGGAGTCTTCCAGGTGCTCAAGATGTTTGTTTGGCATTCCGTCCGTGTCTATGCCATTATTATAGCATGATAAGGTGGAGTCACACATGGTTGGGGACGGTTTCGTTACTGTCTAACGTCGAAACGGAAAGCGACACTGGAAATGCCGTCTCTTGACTTGGCGCGAATATCAATCTTTGTTTTCTTCACCATCTTTTTAATATATGCATCATCAATCTGTCCGAAGAACGAGGGCGATAACATATAGTTTGATACCGCATTAGTATTATTTTTGAAATAGTTTTTACCTGTAAGCGTTTCTTCAATCAGGCAATACAGGAATGCAGGGTCTTCTTCCAGATAATCAAATAAATCTTGAATCAGTTTAGGTTTATTATTTGCTAGCCAAATCTTATAGTTTTTATCATCTTTAATACGACCGCTAGCGTCAACTAAGTCTTTAACTTGATTAGGTTTACGCTCAGTTGCTTTTGCTAAGTTCCTTTCAGTTAGAAGTTTTGTTGGCGTCTTTGAAATATCATCAATCAACTTAGATAAGTTTTGTCCTCTTCTGCCAGGACACATAGCAGCAGTTGCTGCCATTGCTCTTGCTGTACTAGGACCTTCAGCACTTGATAACTGAATAGGTCCTTTCATCTTGACCGAACATCTTACAACGTTTCTACCACCTTTTTGAAAGACTACATCAGTCTTTGGTTCTGGATCGCCTTCAATCCCCAACTCATCACTATGGAATGCACCTGCTAACAAACTAGCATCTTTCTTTTGAACTAGGTCAACGCACTGTTTTGCTTGAGCACCAACTGTCCCAGTATACTCTTTAAGATTTGAATGTTTTGCTGCTCTTGCTTGTATTTCTTGAATAGGAGTACCAGCTCGCATCAAAGATTCAAAGACAATCGCCCATTCTAGTTGTACGCCTCTGCCTTGTGCCATTCCAGTATATTTGACCGTCGATACTATTTAGATATACGACTACGATAATCACGTAGTTTT